AGTGGGGGAAAAAATGAACGTGGTAGGGTTCGCACCAATGGCAGGAATATTGAAACTATTCTGCAACACAACATTATCGGGTATTGCTTGAGTAGCAGTCATAAGACTGTCAACCTTTTTCGTAGACGCAATGTCCACAATCTTCCTTCTGGTCATCGGCCTTCGTTTGATCCGAGAGTATCGCGAACGTCCAAATGTACGGCGGCTTTTTACCTTGGCGGATCCATAAACCCTTGATCGGCTGACCCGACGGTAAACACGGCGTCGCTGGAGGCGTGGCATGATCCATAAATGTTGGTGGCGTTGTTGGTGGCGTTGTTGGTGGCGTTGTTGGTGGGACAACGCGAGTATATATATGTCGAGCTTGTCGCTGTCGCTAGTCGACAGAGGTATAATATTAAATCACCTCTGTCGACAAAAAAATCCAAATGCCAAATTTCAAATTCGAAGCAAAATATGGCCTGCTTACATACGCACAAGCAACGCAGCTTGACCCTTTTGAAATTGTCCTGCGACTTTCTGGCTTGGGAGCAGAGTGCATCATCGGAAGAGAAAGCCATCAAGATGGCGGCACTCATTACCACGCTTTCTTCATGTTCGAGCGAAAATATGCTTCAAGAAACAGTCGTATATTCGATGTTAACGGCCACCATCCAAACATCGTTCGCGGTTATGGAACTCCGGAAAAGGGTTGGGACTACGCGACAAAAGATGGCGACATTTGCGGCGGAGGGTTGGAACGGCCGTGCGGAATATCAAATAGCGAGGGAGAGACTAAATGGGCTTGGATTATCGCAGCTGAGACTCGAGAAGAGTTTTTCGAACGTATTGCTTATCGGGATCCACGTTCTCTCTGCACAAACTTTGGAAATCTACAACGCTACGCTGACTGGAAATATCGACCCCAGCTTATTGAATACGAACACCCCGGAAACATTTCTTTTGATGGAGGATGCCTTGAACAGCTTACTGATTGGGCAGACACCAATATACGAGGAATCGTAACTGACGGTACGTAACTACCCCCCAACCCCCCGCAGGCGGGGGGCTAGCTTAGAGTATATGAAATTCTGATGTTAATGCTGACTAAACAGTAAGAGGCAAAAGCTTGGTCCTTTGGGGACCTTCCAGAATGGGCAAAACACTATGGGCAAGGAGCCTTGGAAAACATGCGTACTTCGGAGGGCTGTTTTCCCTGGGAGAAGATACAAGTGACGTCGAGTATGCCATCTTCGACGATATACAAGGGGGTTTGGAATTCTTCCACGGATACAAATTTTGGCTTGGTCATCAACGACAGTTTTGGGCCACAGACAAGTACAAAGGAAAACACTTGGTAATGTGGGGAAAACCAAGTATTTATTTGGCAAATCAGGACCCCCGCATGGACAAAGGGGCTGACACGGAATGGTTGGAAACAAACTGTACATTCATACATTTAACTGAACCTATCTTTCGTGCCAATACACACTAGCGTCTGCTTGAATATCCAGAATAACACCATCATCCACAGGGGCTGTGTAAAACATATCCATAACATAATAATCTCCGAGACCGCGTGATTGGACTGACCAAGGAAAACTCGTCTGATCCTTGCCAGCCTCCTTATCCTCGTAATTGAGAGTACGGTTAATGGCATGCCATCGATTAGCCATCACGAAGTGGCTCTGCTCATTACCACCCTTCACAGTGGTTGTCTTGTCATACCAAATTTTAACAGTCTTCGAATCTGTAGGGGCAGTCATGGCATTCGACCAATCGATATTCCGGGCCCCTTTAAACACCTTTTCGTAAATGCGATCTCGAACAAATTGCATTTCTCCAGTAATGGCTGCGCCATCTAACTTGCTCCATAACCGACGGTATCCTGTTTGAACAGGATCAAAGTGATAGGGTAATGCATTAGGGAATGACATGCCGGGGACATTGAAATCATCCCTTGTTCCTTTATACGTGAAACAAATTCGACGCCAAATCCACTCGTTACCCTCGCTGGTGACAAATCGAATGCGTTCCTTGAAACCACGAATAAAACAATCACTCGTATTGCGAGAATTGCTTTGACCAAACGTGTCATCGGCTGTATCGCGATCCCGAAGAGTGGGGGAAAAAATGAACGTGGTAGGGTTCGCACCAATGGCAGGAATATTGAAACTATTCTGCAACACAACATTATCGGGTATTGCTTGAGTAGCAGTCATAAGACTGTCAACCTTTTTCGT